ACGAAAACGAATATTATCACAGTCTATCCATTGCCCTTCGGCTCCGGTTGCTGTTTGTTGTTTATTAATACCTGGTTTAAGTTGTATTTTCTGTAATGGCATAAGGTGCTATTATACACAGTTTTTATATTAATGGTATCTTTTAAATATTGTTGTCTAAATTAATATTTAAAACTATTCTATACATATTTTTAATAGGTTTACTACTTGCATGCCAAGTTAATCCATCAAACAACACGGCTTTATTTTGTTCAGGGCTTATTTTATTTATTAAAGTTTTACCATCATTTTTGTAAAAATAAGTATCTCCATCACTATTATTTAAATAATACAAAATAGTTTGATGTTCTTTTTTTTGATCAATATGTGGATTGTTTACGTATTTTTTTCCTATTGAAACAGTTTTTCCAAGTCTAATTCTAATTATATTTTTATTCTCTACATTAAATTTTTTTAAAATATTAAAAATATTTTTTTCAAAGATTTTAAAAAATGGGGAATTAATTTTACCATCAACAATTAAACCATGAACCCATGAATAATTAAAAAAATTATCTTTCTTTTTTGCATCTGCCGAATCATGTAAATAATACCAAGGGAAAAATTTATTATATATTGTATTTTTTAAAAACAAATCACTTTCTTCTTTGGTAAGAATATTTTTTTTTACTTTCATTGCATTCCGTTCCACCAATTTTTTATATTCCACCCAGACCATTGTGCGTAATGATATAAATTTGGATAAGTTTTTAAAAAAAATTCATCTTTATTTTTTATTTCTTTTATCATTATCTCAAATTCATTATTTTTATTATTTTTATAAAGTTTTTTTGCATATTTCCAAAATTTAGTATTATAAGTAGATCCAAAATTATAATGCCATAGAATAAAATTTTGTGTGTCAAATATATATTTTTTAATTTTTTCTTCAGCTTCTTCTATAGTTAACGACTTATTAATTAAAGCATCCCAAATGAATCTACACCACATATGATAAGTATTCATAGCAGTAGACTCTAAGGGTTCTAAAAAAAATAATTTATTCCCATTTAAAAAAACTCTTTTATCTATAACTGGTTTCTTAGCAATATATTGTTTAAAGTTAAAAACTTTATTTATTTTTTCAATTTTAAATAATTCCATAAAATTATTTTTTGCTTCTTCTTCTGAAGTAATATCTTTATTAAAATTATATCCAACAGAAACTCTGTCTTGTAAAGGTATATGAAAACACCATCCATCTGGAGTAGCAATGGTTCTTGTCCAAAAAAGGTTATTGTCAACAGGTAAAGAACTTAACAAAGCACAATTTAATGGATTAATTAATAAATCATATTCTTTCATATCATTAGGTGCTCCTCTACAATCTATTATATAATCTGCATCTATATTTTTATAATCAATTACATGCTCATCTTTATCTTTAAAATTTATTTTTAAATTACTTACAACATAATCCTGAAATGTTTTTGGATTAAAATGAAAACCATAAGAAGAAAAAGGAAATTCATGAAACCAATCTTTATTTTTCTTACCCCAATTTTCATACATTATTCCTCTTTTTTGTGTAAAATTAAAATTCATTAAATTTTTAAGTTCCGTGGCTTGCCAAAGAAAAAAAGGAAGATCTACTAGTGTAGCTTGTCCAACTGGAACAGGATCTATTTTACTGTCATATATTAACTCTATCTCCATTGGTTTTGGTAAAAGTTTACTATAGTGATAAAAATGTAAAGCAGAAATACATCCTGCGTTACCTCTTCCTAAAATAGATATTTTCATTTTATTATATGCTGTGCTAGTACCATACAAGATATCCATACCCATATGGTATTAAATCCAACTAATGTAGGTAATAATTTTTTATTAGAAGCCCATATTAAAGCTAAACTTGTAAGTAAAGTTAAAAAGAATAAATACCATAAGGATATCCCAAATATTAAACCTGGAATAATAATAACTGCCTTTGCACTCCAACTTAAAAATTCAACAGTATTATAATTAGTCCAATATTTTTTAGTAAAAAACATACCATAACAAGATTTAATTTTTTTAAATCCAGTATGTTTGTAAACAAAATACAGTAATATTAATGCAGATATATTTGCAAATAATATTTGATTTAAGGTCATTTAAAATCTTATTTTTTTTTAAACCAAGCAGGTAGACCTAAATGAGGTCTGTTATCGTAAATGTTTTCTTTTGATCCTTTAGTTTCTATATTATTATAATGCAGGAAAACTTGACCACAATCATCAAAAGATAATTTATCTCTCCAATGTTCTAATTCATTTCCTCTGTAAACTAACATGTCCCCAGGCTGAAGCATTACTTTAACTCCTTTAGATTTAGATGGTTTATATCCACTTTTTTCATCAAAAAAACCTTGCGACGCATCTGGTTCTAAATATATTGGCCAACAGCCTCCTCCTAAATGCATAGTTGTAGATATCTCACATGAAAATCTATCTTTATGCCTATTTAATACAACCCCTTTTTTATAAATTCTTGCATAAGAATAATTAGGGTTTAATTTTAATCCTGTTTCTTTTTCCATAATTGGAAGTAATTTAACAAGTAATGTTTCCATTACAATGTCCGAATAATGTGAATAAGTGTTTGGAACTTGTATATCATTCCATATTCCAAAATAATCTGTAAATTGACTTATAAATTTTGTATCAAACATTGTTTGTGCTACTTTTCTTTTCATCATAAAATAGTCATAACAAAACTTAGCAAGATCTTCTGATATTGCTTCTTTAATAATTAAGTATTTATTTTTTTTAAAACTCATATTTTCTCCTTTTTATTTAAATGGATGACCAAGGTTCCAAATAACTAATGAATACCTTGTTCCTTTTGTAACAGGTTTAACTCTATGCCATACATGAGATGGAAATACAACGATACTTCCTCTTTCTGATATTTCAGCACATTTCCTAACACTTTTTTTATCAGGATCCATATTTCTAAAATCAAACTCTAATTCTCCTCCTTTATAATCTTTAGGATCAGATAAAGAACACGTCACTGATAATTTTCTTATCTTACCATGATAATCTGGATTATCTGGCATATCATATGGTTTATTCCAACTATCACAATGCCAATCATAAAATTGATTTAATTTATATTTTGTAAATTGGCAATTTTCAGAAAAATTCCATTGAAAATTCCAACCAGCTAGTTTATTAGCTAAATTAATGTAGGGATGAATTTCTTTATATATCCAACGATCATTCAACCAGGTTATGTTTGAATCTCTTTTCTTTTTTAAATCGTTAATATCTTTTTTATTTAATTTTTTACCTTCATTTAATTTTGATGTTTGACCACCAGTAAGTGCTTGTTCTTCCCTTTGTGCATTACCGTACTTAATAATATCATCACAAAATTTAGGCGTTAATACACCTTTAAAATAATAATAATAATTTTCTAAATTCATAATTCTTTTTAATGAATTATCAAATTTTAATAGATAAGTAAAGTATTAATTCCCAGTTGCTAACCAAGAAGAAGATGAAGGAATCCACACAAATTCATTATTTTCAAAATCTTTTGCTAACCATCTTTGATTATTCTCATCCCAATCTAATGAATATCTCATATTATCTCCATAAGTTACAACACTTGGAAATTCAACAGGAGATTGCCAGTCATTATTAGAATCTAGTGTCCATGATGTAAATGGTCTTGGACATATAAAAATATCTTTAACTGTATCATATGTAAAATCTATTGATGCAAATTGTTTTCTAAAATTATTGTTATAAGATGTTTGAATCCATTTTACTCCATTTTCTGATAATGGAGATACAGTTTTAAAATGTTCCGCTGCTTGTTCTGATTGTTCTCCACCGTTATTTGTAATATCTTGATTACAAGCAACCACTACTCTTAAAACTTTATTATTTATATCTAGTTCTGCAAAATGTGCCATATTAAGTAATTGTAAGTGTTCCATTAACAGTAAATTTACAAACAACTTTAGTTCCTACTGTTGTCTTAGTATTTGTCCCTGGACTAACTGAAAGTCTTGGAGATGCAGCTTTATCCATAGAAAAAACAACTATTCCAGAACCTCCATCTTTTCCACCTCCAGCTCCTGAATTAGCAGGTGCATTTGTTGAAGGGCTCCATCTTCCATACTGATCATATCCTGGAGTTGTTGTATCAGAAGCTTCACCATTTCCTCCACCTCCATAATAAACAGTTGTGCTACCATCTACTATTGTATACCCAGCTCCAGAACCTCCCCAACCTCTTTGAGCTGTTGGTGGTGGAGCTCCATTATTACCTGCATTAGCTGCTCCGCCTCCGCCTCCAGAGGGTCCTCCACCATTTGCTCCTCCATTATATCCTTGTCCTGGTATTCCACTTCCACCTGATCCTCCGTCTGAAGGTCCTCCTCCACCTCCACCTGATCCTCCTGGTCCTCCTGGAAAAGCAGCTCCTGGACCTCCTCCACCACCACCTCCTCCGGTAGTTGAATAAGGTGCTGGTCCTACTGTTATTGAACTTGGGTTTCCTTGAAATCCTGGTGTCCATGGTGGGCCAGAACTTCCAGCTCCTCCTGCTCCTATAGTAACGGGTACACTTGAT